ATAAATATAAATCAGCCCTGAATATGTATCACGAATTGATGAAATCGAAAGACCCACATCATGTTAAGATGAGTAAAGACCAAAAGATTAAGGTGGCCGCAGATTGGGCCAACCTAGATACTAAGGAATTCAGAAAGGTTATGGATAGGATAACAAGGTACAAATGATAAATTTAAAACAGTGGTTAGACGAGGGTGTTGGTTCTGGCGGATTAGCTTATGAAGCTAAAGTACGAAAGGTTGTTGAAAAGGCAATTAAGTCAGACCAACACTTAAAGAAAAGTCATACACTAAAGCCGGATGATGGTGGTGGTTTCGATAATTCAGTTGTTGATATGTACATGACTGTGGTTGTACCTCCAAAACAAGAAGTTCCTATTGAAATCAAGATGGATAAGAATGCCCAAATGGGTGGTCCTTCAGTTAAGATTAACAAGGGAAAGGATAAGTATTCATTTTCAAAGGCAGGTGCTGCTCTTGAGCAAGATGTTCAAGAGATGATTATTAAAGCTGTCGAATCTAAAGAAAAGGATATTCGTAAGTTCATTAAACGTATGAAGCAAGAAGAGCCAAAGGACTTACATGCTTCTAATGGTGATTATGAAGTTCCGTTTAAGACCACAAAGGAAACATGGGCTGTACTGCAAAAAGAGGGCATGTTAAAGCCTATTAATACTGTGGTTAATTATAACACTAAGTTCATTCATGATTGGTACGCTAAGAAAAAATGCTACTATATTCAGATTGGAGGTATTGGTTTGTTCTATATGAAGAAGAACCCATTGAATTTACCTATACCACAGCTTAAAGCTGACATTGATATATACATTAGATTAACGAGAAGTGGATCAGGTGGCACTAAATCATATCCAACTCAAAGAAGTTCACAGATTAGGTGTATTGCTAAATTAAAGGCAAAAGGAAAGTCTAACTACACCCTAGATAAATTAGATGATGCTAAGCTCATCTTCAACGCTATGACTCCAGATGATTAATTTAAAAAGATATTTAGAAGAAGCAAAGAACACCCACATGATTCATGTCGAGGATATGATTATAGATGGTGGTGTCAACGGTACGCGTGCCGCAATAAACGCATTGAGAGATCTACGTAATATGTTAGGAGGTAACACAAATGACACAAAGCAAGTCACAGTTAAGTGGGATGGAGCGCCAGCAGTATTTGCCGGGATTGACCCCACCGACGGAGAATTTTTCGTCGCGAAGAAAGGTATTTTCAATAAGAACCCTAAGGTTTATAAGTCTCATCGCGATATTGATGGGGACACTTCTGGAGATTTGGCTGACAAGTTGAAGGTTGCTTATACAGAATTAAAGAAGTTAGGAATTAAGAAAGGAGTTTATCAAGGTGACATTATGTTCACTAAGAAAGACTTAAAGAAAGAAACAATTGATGGGCAGAAGTATGTAACATTTCATCCTAATACAATTGTGTATGCTGTTCCTTTGGCCGATGCGAAAGATGTATTATCATCTAAGATTGGAATAGTTTGGCATACAAAATACAGTGGTTCGTCTTTTGAAAGTATGAATGCCTCATTTGGCGTACCTTTATCATCATTTAAATCAGTTAAGAGTGTTTGGCAGAAGTCTGCTGACTTCCCTGACATTTCTGGATTGGCTACATTATCAAAAAAAGAGACTAATGAAATCACAAAACACATTTCAAACGCTGGGAAACTGTTCAATAAAATCAAAGCTAGTGCGCTTAAAGACGTATCTACAAATAAAGATATTAATCTATTTATCAATACCTTTCGCAATACGAAGGTTAGAGCGCAAAGTGAAATCCACGACACGAGAAAACACGTAGATGAACTTATCGAGTGGATCCACAACAGATATGATAAAGAGATAGATAAGCTAAAATCTGATAAAGGCAAAGCTAGAAAGAATGCTAAAAAGATTGAAGCACTTGAGTGGTTCTCTAATGATAATAAGAAGAATTTAAAGTTGATGTTTGATATGCAGAATGAGATGGTATCAGCAAAACGTAAGTTGTTGGAACATCTAAATAAGATGGATACTATAAATACTTTTGTAAAAACAAAAGATGGATATAAAGTAACTGGTGCTGAAGGTTACGTAGCTATCGATCACCTAACTAATGGTGCAGTGAAAATAGTCGATAGGATGGAGTTTAGTTTTAATAATTTCAGTAAAGATATAATCAAGGGATGGGAATCAGATGCAAGAGGATAATTTAAAAGAAGAGTGTGGCTGCGAAGTGCATGATAAACACGAGGATTGTGTTGAGGGTTGTCATTGTGTTCATGAAGCTCTAACTAACAAACAACGCATGGCTAAGAAAATGGCTATGAAAAAACTCAAGGGTAAAATTAAAATGGGCAAGAAGCGTAATGCTAAACGTCTAAAAGACCCTGAGAAACTTAAAAAGACAGCTAAGAAAAAAGCAAGAGATATGATTGCTAAAAAGCTAGTGAAAGGAAAGGATAAGAAAGATATGTCTTTTTCACAACGTAAGTCATTAGAGAAGAAGCTAGATAAGAAAAAAGGTGCTATCGCTAAGCTAGCTAAAAAGCTCAAGAGCAAAGTTAAAGCTGCTGATAAAGAAAGAGTTAAGAAAGCTAGAGCTGGTTCAGGAAAGAAGTAATGCTACATAGTTTCAAAGAACATTATCTGGCAGAAGCTGAGGGCGAAACAGTTATACTGAATTTCGGCCGATTCAACCCACCAACTTCTGGCCATGAAAAACTATTAAATGCTTCTATGAAAGCAGCTAATGGTGTTCATCGCGTGTACGCATCTCAATCTCAAGACGCAAAGAAGAATCCTCTCGGATATAAAGATAAAATCAAGTTTATGCGTAAGATGTTTCCTCATCACGCCCGACATATTATTTTTGACAAGAAAGTTAGAAATTTCTTTGATGTACTTGTTAAGGCTCATAAAGATGGATTTAAAAAGGCATTTGTTGTCGTGGGATCCGATAGAGTCAAGGAATTTGATACAGTGCTAAATAAGTATAATGGTGTAAAAGCTAGACACGGTTTTTATGAATTTGACGGGGGAGTTAAAGTAGTGTCTGCTGGTGAACGGGATCCGGATGATGAAGGCGTTAGTGGCATGTCAGCTTCTAAATTAAGAGCTGCAGCTAAAGAGAATGACCTTATTACATTTACTAAGGGGATGCCTAAAGGATTTAAGGGTGCTGAAGACTTAATGAATGCAGTGAGAGCTGGTATGGGTCTTAAAGAATCAACAGATTTTAGAAAAGACATCAAATTGAAAAGAGTAACAATGTTACGTGAAAAGTATATAGAGGGAACTCTCTTTGAGGTTGGGGATGAAGTGTTCATCACTGAGACTAGAGAGAAGGCCACTATTACACATCTACATACTAATCACGTTGGTGTTAGTGTGAATGGTGAATCTAAAAACGTCTGGATATCAGACATATGCAAGGAGTAATAAGTGAAGTATAAGAGAGAAGGCGAGTGGGAGCGTACTGTCGCAAGATTGGATGGAATCTACACACTTAATGGTAAGAATTTAGTATCAAATAGTTTTACTCAAGAAGAAGTTGATGAATACAATAAAGGGCTTGTGAAGCCTGGCACAGTACACCAATGGACAAAGTTTCTTGATACGCCTAGTAAATATCGTAAAGTAATTAATAATGTAAAGACGTTTCTTAAAAAAACTGGAAAGTAAGAAAACAACCCCTCTATATAATATATGATGATTGAACTAACTAAAGAGAATTTCGAGCTATACGCTTCAAAGCAATACTTGAATGGCAAGTGGAGTACCACCGATGACTTTAAAGGTGACCTTGCTAGATTTAAGTATATTAACAGATTGATTAATCGGTACTACCGAGATGATGAATTAAAAGAGAGATTAATATTAAACCACATTATTGTTCTGGGTAATGTGTTCGGACCAGCAGAAGCTGCTAAGATGATGATGTTTTGTATTAAGAAAGAACAAAGGAGTGTTTTAAAAACCTTCTTAATATATTTAAACTATTTACCGGAACATGAATGGGTGAGAACCCCATTGGATTCAACGATTGTAGACACGTTAAGGAAATTATGAGTGGCATTTCAAGAGCAGCAGATTTATACTACACATTCAGGTTTTTAAAACTCCTTGTTACCAAATGGACAGACATGGAGGCTTATAAGCTGGGTGTTATAGATGATACCGGCAAGAGTATAATCAAAGCCAGAAATCTAACGTCTGAACAAAAGCCACACTACACAACATTTCATCGTTTAGTATTTAATATTAAACGTCTTATGGAAAAGGTTCCCTTTGGTAAATCTCGTATTGCGTCCTATGCAGCTGCATTATATCTATTAAAAGAAGAGACAGGAATGTCGGAAACGGCTATAATTAGTGCCTTAGAGGAACTAAACGTCGATATTTCAGGAGATATTGTAGAAGCGACCATAACACCAGGTCAATACATACTATCTGATGATATAACCGTAGATTTTCCTAAAGGTTATGTTATTACTGTTGAAGACCGGGTGGCGTCATTCGCCGGAATAGATATATATGGAACTAAAGAAAATATTTTAGTAACTACAGCAAATATCAGTTGACTTGATTAACATAATAAGGTATAATATACCTTATATTACAATGAACATAGGAATGACTAATGGCGGATTTAATAGTCACAAAACGCAATGGTGATAAGGAACGATTTTCTTTAACCAAAATTCACAAAATCTTAGAGTGGGCATGTGCAGATTGCACAGGAGTATCTGTATCTGAAATTGAGATGAGGGCAAACGTCCAACTGTACAATGAAATGAATACAGAGGCTATTCACGACCTTCTCATTAAAAGTTCATCCGAACTGATAACAGAACTTACCCCAAACTACCAATATGTAGCTGCAAGACTTATCAACTATAAGTTGAGGAAGTATGTGTATGGTCAGTATGAACCTCTCCACATTAAAGAAATTATTCAAAAGAATATATGGAATGGTGTATATGATTCTGAAGTATTGACTCACTATACTGATGAAGAATTGGATCATATCAACGAGCATATTATTAAACATGAGCGAGATGATGAATTCACGTATGCAGGTATGGAGCAGTTTAGGTCTAAGTACCTTGTGCAGAATAGAGCTACTGGGGAAATCTTTGAAACACCTCAAGTGTTGTATATGATGATTGCAATGACTCTATTTGCATCATACACAGATCGTAGAATGTATTATGTTAAGTCATTCTATAATGCTGTATCACAATTTTACATCTCATTACCTACCCCTATCATGGCAGGAGTAAGAACTCCAACACGTCAGTTTTCATCATGTGTTGTATTAGAGTCAGGTGATTCATTGAACTCTATTAATGCTACGGCTTCATCAATTGTATCATACATCTCTAAAAAAGCTGGTTTAGGTATTAACGCTGGAAGAATTAGAGCTGTTGGTTCACACATTGGTGATGGTTCTGTGGTACACACTGGTCTAATTCCATTCTTAAAGTATTTCCAAAGTGCAGTTAAGTCATGCTCACAAGGTGGTGTACGAGGTGGAGCTGCTACAGTATATTTTCCTGTTTGGCATTATGAATTCGAAGACTTAGTTGTATTAAAGAATAATAAGGGTACTGAAGAGAATCGTGTTAGGAATATGGACTATTGTTTCCAATTCAATAAGTTGATGTACGAGAGACTTATTACTAACGGAGACATTACATTCTTCTCACCACATGATGTTCCTGATTTATATAATGCCTTCTTTGAAGACCAAGATAAATTTGAAAGATTGTATGTTAAGTATGAGAAGAAGAGATCTATACGTAAAAAGACACTTCCTGCTTTAGAAGTATTCTCTCAATTCCTTACAGAGAGGAAAGAGACTGGACGCATCTATTTGCAGAATGTTGACCACTCTAATACTCATGGTGCATTCTTAGAGAAGCAAGCCCCTATTCGTCAAAGCAATCTCTGCTGTGAAATTAATCTTCCGTCTAGTGGACTATCATCATATGATGACACAGAGGGTGAGATTTCACTATGTACGTTATCAGCTATTAACTGGGGATTGATTAATGATCCGAAAGAGTTTGAGAAGTACTGTGACATCGCAGTTCGTTCATTAGATGCTCTACTTGATTACCAAGGGTATCCAGTAAAGGCTGCTGAAGCATCTACATATAATCGTAGACCTTTAGGTGTTGGTATCATTAACCTTGCTTACTTCCTCGCTAAGAGGGGATTAAAGTATGATGATGATGCGTTAACTACAGTTGATGAGTATGCAGAAGCATGGAGTTATTATTTGATTAAAGCATCTGCTAATCTAGCTGAAGAGAAGGGAGCATGTCCAAAGAACCTCGAGACTAAATATGGCCACGGAACTCTTCCAATTGATACCTATAAGAAAGAAGTTGATGAACTAGTTAAGTGTAAAGAACGCATGCCTTGGAAGAGTCTACGGAATCAGTTAATCAAGACTGGAATTAGAAACTCCACCTTGATGGCATTGATGCCTGCTGAAACCTCAGCTCAAATTAGTAATTCAACTAATGGCATTGAACCACCACGAGCCCTTGTATCATATAAACAATCGAAAGATGGTGTGATGGCTCAAGTAGTACCTGGGTTCCATAATTTAAAGAACCGTTATGACTTGCTTTGGGATCAGCAAAGTCCAGAGGGGTATTTAAAGATTATGAGCATACTTCAGAAGTATGTGGACCAAGGAATATCTGTTAACACAAGTTACAATCCTGCACATTATGAAGATAATAAGATTCCAATGTCGTTAATGTTGAAAGACCTTATCACATTCTACAAGTATGGAGGTAAGCAATTATATTACTTCAATACTAATGACCAAGCAGGTGATGAAGAGGATTGTGACAGTTGTAAAATTTAAGGACTGAATATGGCAAAACCAACTGAAAGACGCACAAAGAGCTTCCATGAACTCACTTATGAGGAAAGAGCTTTTTACTTCGAATGGATGGATATGTTGATAGAAGATGGTAGGATACCTGAAGAAATATCTCAAGAAGATTATATGGCTAAAATATATAGGATGGTGAAGGCTGATCAACACCAACCTGATAAAACTAAAACAGATTGGAACATATTTACATTAGATTAAATGTTGACCTTTATAATGAAATAGGGTATAATAGGTATTAATTATGGAAACTTTTGAATATATCATGCTCATATCGTTCTTCTTAGTGGTAATACTTACCTTTATAGGTGTATTTTTTAACGAAGAAAACGACAAAATAAACGAAGACTTGTATAAGTAATATGAGGGAAATTTGACCCTTTGTGGGTCATTCTGTGCAAATATAATTTGCACACATCTGGGTAGATGTAAAACTACTTTTAATATATAACATAGGAGTAAATATGTTAGATAAAATCTTAAACGGCGTTAGAGGCGCTACAGAAGCAGGTATTTCACTGATTGCATTGGCAATCGTACTACAGATTATCTTTGGTGGTACAGTACCTTTCTTGGGTGGTGACGTAGTCGGCACAGTCATTGGTTTGATTGGTCAACTCGGCAGCGCAGGTTTAGTTGGTTTAATTGCCGCGGCATTGCTGTGGAAATTATTCGATAAAGACTAAAACTGATATATCATACTTTGATATGAATTCGTTCGTGCAGGACGGTATAGGTTTGGTAGTTCCTTAAAAACTACCTTTTTTTTATCTATCTTAAAATACTACAATGAAAAGAACCATGGTGAACACTATCAAGCGATTAAAAGCAATGTATCGTTTTGATAAATCTTCTTACTCAAATGATAAGCGAATTGCAATGAGGGTTGCACGGCAATGGATACACGAGTATCCTCCAGGCACTTCTGTGGATTATGTCGCCCAAGAGATTATGGCGTGTTGGGGAAGGACTAAAGAAGAATAAATTATATATAAAACACTATAGGCGAAAAAATTATAATATGAAGAGTGTATTCAAAGTAAGCAAAAAATCAAAACTTAAATCAAGGATGTTCTTCGACGACTCAGTTGACATCGCACGATACGACCTTGTAAAATATCCCACAATACAAAAACTATATGAGAAGATGTTGTCCTTCTATTGGACACCTGACGAAGTTGATGTAACAAAGGATAAGATTGACTACTCAAAGCTAATGGAGCATGAGCAGCATATCTTTACTGCTAACTTGAAACGACAAATCCTATTAGACTCAGTACAAGGTAGGTCTCCTAATCTAGCACTATTGCCTTTGGTATCATTACCAGAGTTAGAGGTGTTAATTGAAACGTGGGCATTCTTTGAAACTATTCACTCTAGAAGCTATACACATCTAATCAGAAATGTGTATCCAAATCCATCCCTAGTATTCGATGACCTAACTAACATTCCAGAGATTGTAGACTGTGGTAATGATATCGCTACCCACTATGACAATCTAATGAACTATGATGGTAAGTATGGTTCATATGAACACAAGAAATTACTATACTTAACTATGATGTCGATATACATACTAGAAGGTATTAGGTTTTATGTATCCTTCGCTTGTTCATGGGCATTCGCTGAATTGAAGAAGATGGAGGGTAATGCTAAGATTATAAAATTAATTGCTAGAGACGAGAACACTCATTTAGCAGCTAGCCTTTCTATTATTAAGAATTTTCCGAAAGAAGATAAGGACTATATAAAGATCAGACAGGAAACTGAAAGCGAAGTAGAAGAGATGTTTATGTCTGCTATTAAGCAAGAAGAAGATTGGACTGATTATCTATTTGGTACTGGTTCTATGATTGGTCTAAATAGTAATTTATTAAAAGAATATGTCCGTTGGATTGGTGCAAGGAGAATGAGAAGTTTAAGCTATACTGTACCATACCAAGTACATCAAGCAAATCCATTACCTTGGACAGAGAAGTGGATCGGTGGTGGTGCAGTACAAGTTGCTCCACAAGAAACAGAAATCACTAGCTATGTAGTTGGTGGTGTGAAACAAGACGTAGAAAAAGAAACATTTAAAGGATTAAGTTTATGAATATTATATGGTCAAAGAACGATTGCATGTACTGTGACAAAGCAAAAGCATTAATGCGATTTAAAAATCTACCATACGAAGAAAGAAATATAGAAGGTGGGCAGTGGACAATGCAGCAGTTGGCAGAGTCTGTACCAGGAGCTAGGTCATTTCCACAGATAGTAATGGATGGT